TCTTGTAATCCTACCAAGGTATGAGCTGCAAAAGAAAGAATACTCCAAGCACAAAAACCAAGAACTACAGAGGCAGCTAATAAATTATCAGAAGTAACACTCCACTTCATCCATTCTAATAAAATTGGTGCAAATACCACAGCAGCAAGAGTACTTAAACCTGATCTTACTGCAGCATCCCAAACATTACAAGGTCTATAAAAAGCCATGAATGAAACTCCACCAGCTAGTCCACCTAGACCAGACATAAGTTTAGCCATCAGCGGGGTAGAAATTGGATCCGACATGATTGTACCTATTATTAGCAATTAAGGAAAACGCTTATACTTTTATTTATGAATGCTAATAATTGAATCATATCTGAAGGATCGCCAACCTTCTTTATCTATATCCCATACAGAAATAATATTCTCATTAATTTTCTTCTCACGATCAGTTTTCTTTTCGTGAGGTTTAACTATTTCACTCATAAGAGTACATTTCATTTCACGCTCTGATCCATCAGTCTTGGTAAATTTCACATTTACAATTCCTGTATTCAACATATTCATAATGTTGGTTTTAGATAGCTCCATCACCGTATCCACCAGCTGTCTCCTCTAGATATTCTCTCAGTTCTTCATAACCACCAATACGTTTACCATCTACAACAACAATAGGAACTGTTCTTACACCTGGAAACATTTCAGTTATTTCATTGATACCAATGTCTTCACCAACATTCATATATCTATAATTAATACCGTGCTGATTAAGTATTTGCTTTGCCGCAACACACCAATTGCAGTTATGTTTTCCGTATATCTCAATCATTTGATATCCTCATTCCTGTGTCTTTATCAGATCTTTTCCAAGGTCCAAAAGCTGCAGAATGATTACCTTCTACCTTAATAAAAGGTTTATTTGTTTCATTTTTATTTGGGTTAGGTATAGTAACCATTGTCTTTTTACCTTTACCCCAATGCTTAAGTTGTGCTAACAATCTATCTGCATAGGTACGATCTTTTCCCATAGCCTTTAGAGTATCTCTTGTTACGCTTGGTGTACCACCTTTTGATACATATTTTGTTCTTTTACTTACAGCCATAATCAATCTTCCTCTGCCACTTGCATAATATTTCTTTCAATAACACTCATACATTTAATACATTTAAAATAAATCATACTTGCTTGAGGGTTTCTACCATTCATTGCAAAGTTGGTAAGTATGAGTGATCTATTACCTGAACCACAGTGGGGGCAATCACCAATAACAACTGGTACATTGCTTCCCACTTCAGCACATATTTTTATATCTTTACTTTTTTGCATTCTTCTTTGCTTTAGCTTTTGCCTTTGGAGCAGCTGCCTTTGCTTTCTTATTTGACTTAGTTCCAGTCTTGATTGCTTCTGCAATCTTTACTTCTACGTCTTTAAGTTCAGCAGTAACTACACTTTCAACCTTTGCAGCTTCTGTCTTAACAACCTCTGCTGCTTTAGTGACTTCTGACTTAACCTGATTCAATCCAATTCCAAAGAATTCTTTAATAAATGTCAACATTTTTTAACTCCTGTTCATAACCATATTGGCAAATAAAATAACTATCAATAATGTCTGATGACGGGTTCCATTGCTTCTCAGATAATGATAGTTTCTTTTTAATATTATAGCCCGTCTTTTCTTCAAATACATCCTGTAACAATTGTTTGTTGGCATTACCTTTACCAGTGGCAAACTTTTTTATTACAGTAGGAGGTACAATAGTATAATCATAGCACCTTCTAAACAAAAAGTGTTTAAGTAAACCAGCATTCTCGGCTATATTAAACACTCTCCCTGTTGATCCCATTGAGTATCCTTCCATGTATACTTTAGCATCTTCAGGAATCTTTGACATTGCCCATTTAGCAATATTAAAATGTCTTTGTTCTTCTGAATAATAATCTTCATGAAGATCACCATGAATATTATCAAAATCTACATCATATTTTTTACTATCAGTAAGATAATAAAATTTACACTTTGAGAAACCAAAATCTTTAGATTCGCAAATACAAACACATGGCGATGTTAAACTATAATCAATTCCAACAATAATCATTCGTCGTCGTAATTAAATCCATCCTCATCATCTTCGTAGAGGGGTTCATCATCATCTAGGTCTTCAACGTATTTTTCATAGGTATCATCAAAAACATAATCTTGGTCCAAGCTATCGTCCGCATCACTAGTACCAACAAGATCAAATAATTTTTTATAGATATCAGCTCTAACACTTTCGTCTTTTACTGATTCTGAAAGAACCTCAATTAATGCATCCCAATCCATTATTTTTTATCCCTTATTCTATCCATGATCATCTTTCTTTGATCATTAGTATATATACGCCATTCTTTTATCTGTTGTAAAGTCCTACCACATCCAATACAGATAGATGTGGTAGGATCTAATTTACAATACTTAATGCAAGGTGTTAGAACAGTTCGCATCCGCCACCCACACAAGCAGCAGATCCAATAGTATCAACATCAATATACTTAACCTCTTTCAATTCATCTTCCCACTTAATATCAGAGATAGTTTGTTGGATTTTTTCCCACTTATGAAGTAGGTATACATCTTTAAAACAATATTCTGCTTTCTTAATATCACCACCGAAGTAATTAGTAGCAAACTTTTTAAATCTACGAATCCAATCTTTCTTGAGAGTGTTCTGATGATTGTCTGCAGAAAGATCTTCACCATAACCGTTTGCTGTCATACAGGCAAGCCAAAGATTATCAAATGACTTTAATGCTTCTACAATAAGACCGGATGCCATAATTGCACCTGCACCATACTTTTCGGTAAGCTCAGCTGCACTTAATACTTGTGTGTTAGGTGCTTGGAAGTAATCTTTATCACCTGTCATCGGTAGAAATGAAATACCAGCAAAATAATTGCGATTATTGAATACGTAATCCTCAATTGAATCCCAGTCGTCAACAATGACAGTATTAGAAACATTATGACGTATACCGGGATGAGCGCATCTTTCAATATTTGTTCCAGCATTGACCCAGAACTCCTGTGCTTTCTTAATCAATTCTAGATGTTTAATACCAATCAATTCATCTTTAAAGATTGAACCTTCTTTGGCCACAACTGGAAAAGAAACAACATAGTCAGTCTTTCCTGATGACCAAGCCGATTCTTCAACCATATTAGGATTGATTCTCTTAATGAGCTTTGCAACTTCAGTATCTTTGTTTAACTGAATGTTACGAATGTACATTGGTGAGTGATCAGCATGAATACCTGAGGCTGTCATCAATAGGACAGAGGCATTCCCGGAAGGCTTAACACAAGTAGTACGAGCAGCAGGGTTAATCCCAAGTAGTCCAGCCACTTCTCTATTTGTCTCTTTAACAATTTCAGCTCCTCTTTGTAAAATTTTCTCATCAAATAGTGTCTTAGGATTATTCATCCATCCCGTCACAGATACACCAAGAAGAGCTTCTCTGTCAAAAATTTTCTTAGATGCATCAGAAAGAAATTTAAAATCAGTATAACCAGCTTGAAGTGTTCCAAGAATAGAAGCTGCGCGGCAAGCTTTATAGAACATTTCTTCACTGTCACACATACCACCATTAATCTCAGTTAAATTACATCCTTGCCAACCTGATTGACCATCAATCTGAGGATACATTCCAATTTCAACACAAGGGTTGGTTGTAATATCTTTATCATCAACAAAGAAGAATCCGGGTTCACCAAATTGCTTGATTGATGTCATCAACTTTGCAAATTGTTCTTTTGTTATTTCATTGCGAACAATAACAGCTGAATTGTTAGAGCGGCCACGTTGTGGATTATCAATATACCAATTGCCGGTCTTAGCTCCTGCCATCTCTTCGTCATCAGCTGAGAATAGACAAATAGTAGCTGAACGGCGAACACCACCAGCCAATACAGCATCAGCAGCATGCATAACAATATCGTAAACATGAATAGGCCTCAAGGTTGCTGTCTTCTCATTAAGGGTAAGACCTGTTAAAATATATTCAATACGATCTAAGGAACGACGAAGAGGTTCTGGACCAGGTGCTTTAAATCCACCAGAAATCTTTGCACCTTTTGGACGAATGGTGGAAAGATCAAAGGCAACTTTACGACCAGCGTATTCTGGATAC